GGTAACCCACCATTGTCAGGATCAAAATACATAATCACAACGTGGGAGGAATTTGTATGAACATGTATGTTAATATGTGCACAGGCACAGTACCAAAGAAGGACACCTTGACAATTGATATACCTCCAGAGTATACTGATGAGTTCAACCAGATGGTACACATCCTAGCTGAAGAAAAGAATATCACTGCTCGACGTGCATTCGTTGACCTAGTGAGAAACACATTTGATAACCTAATGGAGAGAGACTATGAGCGTAAAGGTCGTAAGAATGCAAAACGGAGAGGACGTAGTAGCTGACGTAAAGGAGATCCGTCCTGAGTCAGGTAAGTCTGCCATTGCATACGAATTCCTTGATGCTTTTGTTGTGCAGATCCTTAGATCAACTGAGGATATGTTTAATGAAGAGGTTGAGGTGCCTATGGATGAGTTGGGTGACATCAAATTGGAATTTTTTCCTTGGTCACCGTTGTCAACAGGCCGAAATATTGTTACACTGTATTCAGTAGTGGCGATTGCTGATCCACATTCCAATGTCGTAGAGGGATGGAAGACTGCTATAGAGAAATACAAAGCGTTAAAGAGAGACGAAGATGCTAAAGTTGATTATTCTGAAACACCACCCGACAACCTATTTGCTGGGTAAGATTACAGAGATGGATGAGGAGCCGAGTCTTCTTATTGAGAATTGTTACTATGTGAATCCAGAGGGGACACTTGAAGAGTATCCCTTACATAGCAGTCAACGTGACATCTTCTTGACATATGAGGATGTTATGACTATAATGGATCCATCCTTAACGATAACCAAGTTGTACGAAGAAGCAGTTAAAAGTGAGTGATTTCTATACTAACCTTTGTTTAGTGGGTGATGACATTCTATACCGTGGGTATGAGGATGGCGAACCTGTGCAGTATAGAGAGAAGTCAAAACCAGTAATGTATCTGGTACCTGACGCTCAGTCTAAACCTTCCAAGTATAAAACTTTGGATGGTAGGAAAGCATACCCAAAGCAATTCGATGGTGCTAGAGAAGCACGTGACTTCCTCAGACAGTATGAGAATGCTGCTGGTTTAGAAGTGCATGGGTATGAAAGATTCCTCTATCAACATATCGCTCAGAAGTTTACTTCTGATGTTGATTATGATATGACCAAGATGAAAATCTATACGATTGACATTGAGGTCGCATGTGAAAATGGATTCCCTGATGTAGCAGCGTCTGCTGAGGAGATGCTATGCATTACTATAAAGGATTTCAATACAAAGAAGATCATCACGTGGGGAACACGTGAGTATCAATCGAAGCACGAGTATCGTGTCTTCTGGACTGAAGCAGAGATGCTTGAGGACTTTGTACAATGGTGGGTGCAGAATACTCCTGACATTATTACAGGATGGAACTGTAACCTCTATGATATACCTTATATCTGTCGTAGAGTAGAGAGGATATTGGGTGAGAAATGGAAGAAGTCTCTGTCACCTTGGAAGAGAGTATATGACAGGGAGATTGTCATTCAAGGACGTACTAACATTGCTTATGATATCACTGGTGTTAACATCCTTGACTATCTTGACCTCTATAAGAAGTTTACTTACACCAACCAAGAGTCATACCGACTAGATCATATTGCTATGGTAGAGTTGGATGATGCTAAGTTAGACCACTCACAGTATGAAAACTTTAAAGATTTCTATACTAATGACTGGGATCGTTTTGTAGAATACAACATACATGACGTTGATCTTGTTGACCGTCTGGAAGATAAGATGAAACTTGTTGAGTTGTGTGTTGCTATGGCATACGATGCTAAGGTTAACTTTACTGATGTGTATTCACAGGTGCGAGTCTGGGACACACTGATATATAATGACTTAAGTAAGATCAATGTGGTAGTACCACCGAAAAGTAAGACAAAGAAAGATGACAAATACGCAGGAGCATATGTCAAGGAACCGAAACCTGGCATCTATGATTGGGTGGTCAGTTTTGACCTTAACAGTCTGTACCCTCACCTTATCATGCAGTACAACATCTCCCCCGAAACGCTTGCCGACAGGAGACACCCCACTGCCACAGTTGAAGGACTGCTCAGTCAGCGAGTACGGATCGATGGAGATTTTGCAGTGTGTGCCAACGGAGCACAATACCGCAAAGACATCCACGGATTCCTACCTCAGATGATGCAACGCATCTATGATGAAAGGACAATATATAAGAAGAAGATGTTGGAGGCAAAACAGCAGTATGAAAAAGGACCAACCGAGCAACTCCGACGAGACATTGCTAAATTTAATAATGTCCAAATGGCAAGAAAAATCCAACTTAACTCTGCCTACGGTGCAATCGGTAACCAATACTTCAGGTATTACAATCTTGCGAACGCTGAAGCAATCACTCTCTCAGGACAAGTCGCAATCAGATGGATCGAAAACAAAGTAAACAATTATTTAAACAAAGTATTACAAACTGACGGAGAAGATTATGTTATTGCTAGTGACACTGATTCTATTTACCTTAATCTTGGTCCTTTGGTACAAGCTGTATTCCCCAGTGGAGAGAAGGACGATCAGAGTACACTTAGTTTCCTTAAAAAGGTGTGCGATGTGGAACTTGATCGCTATATTGAGAGTGCTTATGAAGAGATGGCAACCTATGTAAATGCCTATGCTCAGAAGATGGTGATGAAGAGAGAAAACATTGCCAACAAGGGTATATGGACAGCAAAGAAGAGATATATTTTAAACGTATGGAATAGTGAGGGTGTGCAGTATGAGAAACCTAAGTTAAAGATGATGGGTATAGAGGCAGTAAAGTCTTCTACACCTATGCCATGTCGTACTGCTATTAAGGAAGCACTTAATGTTATAATGACTGGTAGTGAGGAGAATACACAGAAATATATCAAGGACTTCCGAAAGAAGTTTGAAGCAATGTCAGCAGAAGAGGTGGCATTCCCACGTGGTTGTAATAATATAGCAAAGAATACATCCAGTGCTACCATATATGGTAAGGGATGTCCCATGCATGTCAGGGGTGCTCTATTATATAACTTCTACATTAAGAAGAGGAAGTTACAGCACAAGTATCCTATCATTCAAGAAGGTGAAAAGATTAAATACTTACATCTTCGCACACCTAACAAGATCAATGAGAATATTATCTCATTCTTTCAAACTCTTCCAAAAGAATTTGGGCTTGACGAATCCATCGACTATGACCTACAATTTGAGAAGAGTTTCCTAGCACCACTCAAAGCTATCTTAGATACTATAGGATGGCATGCAGAGAAACAGAATACATTAGACGCACTTTGGTCATGAGTTTTTTAAAAGATATAGTAAAAGAGATAGACAATGAATACGCTGCTGTTGTTAGTGATGGTGTTGCTGCTGGTGACACTAGTGGTTATATCGACACAGGTTCGTACATCTTTAATGGACTTGTCTCAGGTTCAATCCACAAAGGGGTTCCAGGAAACAAAATCACTGCTATTGCAGGTGAATCAAGCACAGGCAAAACGTTTTTCTGTCTTGGTATCGTACGTCATTTCCTCGAATCTAATCCTGATGGTGGGGTTATTTATTTTGAGTCTGAAAGTGCGATAAGTAAGGACTTGATTGAGGATCGAGACATCGATTCCAGTCGTATGATACTGGTACCAGTCAATACTGTCCAAGAGTTTAGGACACAAGCAATCAAAGTGCTTGACAAATATATGTCCGAGAAGAATCAACCACCTATGATGATGGTACTTGATTCACTTGGTATGCTATCCACTTCTAAGGAGATGGAAGACAGTGAAGCAGGTAAAGAGACAAGAGATATGACACGTGCTCAGGTAGTCAAAGCTATCTTCCGTGTGTTGACTTTGAAACTTGGTAAAGCAAATGTTCCTTTAATAGTTACCAACCATACATATGATGTGGTGGGTGCATATATGCCTACCAAAGAGATGGGTGGAGGATCAGGACTTAAGTATGCTGCATCCAATATCATCTACCTTAGCAAGTCTAAGGAGAAGGATGGTAAGGAAGTAGTGGGTAACATTATTAAAGCTAAACTTGCTAAGTCAAGGTTGGCGAAGGAGAATTCTCAAGTGGCGATTCGATTATATTATGACAACCGTGGGTTGGATCGTTACTATGGTCTGTTAGAATTGGGAGAAAAGTATGGAGTCTTCGAGCGAAAGGGTAATAGAATTGTCATTGGAGATGATTCTGTATATCCATCGGTTGTATATAAAGACCCCGAAAAATACATCACCCCCGAAATTTTACAAGCACTAGATGAGTGTGCAGAGAAAGAGTTTTCCTATGGATCTTAAGGATTATATCGTCACCTATGATGACGTACTTGACGAGAATGTATGCAAGAATGCCATTGAGTTTTTCAATGAGGATCCAGGCATCGTCACCAGATTTGACGCTAAGATGTGTGGTTTCTCATCTATTAACTTAACTGAGCAGTGTGAGGTCAAGAAGAATACCAAGTGGGAACCTGTTAATCAACAGATCATACTAGCAATCAAAGAATGTGGTGAGAGATACATCAAAGACGTTGATTGTGAAAGGTATTGGCCCCAAAAGAATGCACTTGAGCAAGTCAAGATCAATAAGTATCAACATAAGACAGAGGATAGGTTTGATCGTCACATTGACGTTGGAGATCATAACTCTGCAAGGAGATTCCTTACCTATGTCATCTACTTGAATACTGTTGAAGAAGGTGGAGCAACATATTTCAATGACATAGATGTTGAAATTACTGCAAAGTGTGGTAGAGTAGTGATGTTCCCTTCTACGTGGACATACCCACATACCTACTGTGCACCTAAAGGTGAAGACAAGTATGCAGTATCCACCTACTTACATTATACATGACCTTAAAGATTGAAGAGATCACCTTAAGTAAACTCATCCTTGATGAGACATATACTAGGAAGGTCTTACCTTTTATAAAGGATGATTACTTTGATACACAATCACATAAGATACTTTTTAGTACCTTATCTGATTATGTTAATAAGTTTGAGACCACACCCGAACCCAATGCCCTAAAGATAGAAGTAGAGAAACGTCGGGACATCTCCGAGGAAATATACAAGGAGGTTGAGCAGTTTCTTAATAATTTAGATAGGGATGCGTATAACGAGGACTGGTTAGTCGAGACCACTGAGAAGTGGTGTAAAGAAAAGGCAATTTACCTTGCCTTAATGGAGTCTGTCAAGATTGCTGACGGACAAGATAAAACACGTACGAAAGATGCCATTCCGTCTATCATGTCGGAAGCTATTGGTGTGTGTTTTGATGATCATGTTGGACACGATTACATACTAGATTCTGATGACAGATACGACTTCTATCACAAGAAGGAAGAGAAGATACCCTTTGATATCGAGTATCTTAACAAGATTACCAAAGGTGGTTTACCTAATAAGACTCTTAACATCGCACTTGCTGGTACGGGTGTCGGGAAGTCTTTATTCATGTGCCATATGGCTAGCTCCGTGTTGTTACAAGGCAGGAACGTACTCTACATTACAATGGAGATGGCAGAGGAGAAGATTGCTGAACGAGTTGATGCCAACCTTTTGGACATCCCAATCCAATCACTCAACGACCCACTCCTCAGCAAAGAAAAGTACGCCTCCAAGTTGCTTCAGTTAACTAAGAAGACACAAGGTAAACTAATCATCAAGGAGTATCCCACAGCATCTGCACATGTGGGTCACTTTAAGGCACTCTTAAATGAGTTGTCTATGAAGAAGGGATTCAGTCCTGATATTATATTTGTGGACTACCTAAACATCTGTGCCTCAGCAAGGTACAAAGGAACTATTGTAAATTCTTATACTTATGTCAAAGCGATTGCAGAAGAGTTACGAGGACTCGCTGTCGAATTCAATCTCCCGATTGTATCTGCCACTCAAACTACTCGTGCTGGGTTTGGTAGTAGCGATCCTGATCTCACAGATACCTCTGAGTCTTTCGGACTACCTGCTACTGCTGACCTTATGTTCGCTCTTATATCAAATGAGGAAATGGAGGAGCTAGGTCAGATAATGGTCAAGCAGTTGAAGAATAGATACAATGATCCTACAATGTATAAGAGATTCGTTGTAGGTATTGACAGAGCTAAGATGAGGCTGTATGATTGTGATCAGGGAGCACAAGATGACATCATCGATGCAGGTGATATTGAACCTGCCACCGACACTAAAAAAACATTCGAGGGATTTAAGATCTAATGGCTGATAAGACTTTTACAAATGAACCTGGTGCTAATTACGAACAGGACAAGGCAGCAGAAGAGATATCTAATGCTGCTAGAGACAAGGTAGATGATGCTAAGGACAAAGGACAAGATGTCTATGACAAGACTGCTAAGACACCAGAAGAGCAGTCTAAAAACATGGGTACTGCCCACAAGAGTAAGAAGATCCTAGATGAAAAGATTAAAGACAAGAACAAGAAGGGTAAGAAACCTACGAAATTTGAGATTGATCTTGATAACTATACAGACTTTGTGGATCGTGTTACTAGTCCACCAAGTAAGGACTTTAATGCACTACTTGCAAGATACGGTGAGTTAAAAGGTGCTGGATGTGACATTGCTAGACTAGATACTGCTGCATCAGGATTATGCTCAGAGTCTGGTGAGTTTATGGAGATTGTTAAGAAGTTAAAGTTTCAAGGTAAACCATATAATGATGCACAGAAAGAGCATCTAACCAAAGAGTTGGGTGATATTATCTGGTATGCCGCACAAGCATCATTAGCATTAGGAGTTAGACTCGATGAGGTTATATATACTAACACTCTGAAGTTAGCAGCACGTTACCCTAATCAAATGTTTGAGGTGGGATACTCAGAGAATAGAGCACCTGGTGACATATAATGGCACAAGAACCATACACACATGGTAATCTATCGGTTGTGGTACCGATGGATGACATGAAAGACATTCTTAAACAGATGTGGAAGTCACGTTCCACCGAACCTAGAATGGGTGAGTTGTACAAGAAGTACCATCATCTTGTAGAGCTTGCAGACATAGATCCAAACCCCTGTGATATCTAATCCTTTGAGAATAGTTGATGACTTTTTAGATTCTGACTCACACTTGAGGATAAAGGAGAGTCTAGAGTATAAAGACTTCTGGACATATGATCCTTATATAGCAGGTAGTATGTCAGATCAGA